CACTTTAAGTATCTAGTCAGGTATATAGCGATATGCCATGTAAAGGGATTTTCTTCTTTCTAAGTTCTCCTTTCCTTCTAAATCTAGTAGATTATAATTTATGTGCGTTATATATCTGACTAGATACTTAAAGAAACTATACTGAAAGGAGGGGTATCATGCCTCAAAGTAATGATAAAGTTCGAGTGGTAAATAATAGCAAACCTATTAGAACCATGCGTCCTGCGTTGACGGAAGAGGCTGACGAACAGCAGATGATATCATTGGCTACAGACTTAGCCAAGAGACAATTGTTGGATGGAACTGCCTCTTCACAGGTAATTACTCACTATTTAACACTGGGTTCAAGTAAAAAGAAACTTGAGGCCGAGATTATGGTATTACAAAAAGATTTACTGGTTGCGAAAACCGAAGCGCTTAGATCAACTAAGACAATTGAAGAATTATATTCAAATGCAATAAGAGCTATGCGTGTGTATTCTGGAAGCGGGGAAAGTGAGGATAATAATGAAGGTTATTAGAACATATTCTGAGTTATCAGAGTTACAAACGTATGAGGAACGTTTTGAGTACCTATCATTGAATGGTAGAGTTGGAGAAGACACTTTTGGTTTTGACAGATATTTGAATCAACAACTATATAAATCAAAAGAATGGAAATCGGTAAGAGATGAAGTAATAATTAGGGATAATGGATGTGATCTTGGTATGGAGGACTATGACATATTTGGTACTATACATGTACATCATATGAACCCACTAACATCAGACGATATTATTAACTCTACAGAATACTTACTGAATCCGGAATATTTAATATGCGTATCAATTGACACACATAATGCAATACATTATGGAACCAAAGATTACGTAAACAAAAACAAATTGGTAACAAGGAAACCAAATGATCATTGTCCTTGGAAAAAATAAAGAAGGAGAAATAAAGAAATGGCTAAATCAAATAAAAAAGAAACACAAGATGTAATTGAAGACGTGGTTGTTGTTGAAGATGTTGTTGAGGTTGTTGATGAAGAAATTGAAGGACCCGATACTAATACAGTAGATGACACACCTCCACATGTTGATGTTCAACCAGATGTTATACAAAAACCATCTAAGAAATTGGGGAAAACCACTGGCGTTGTAGTTGATTGTAATGCACTAAGACTAAGAGAAGGTGCTAATAGACAATCAAAAGAATTAGCAGTAATTCCGGTTGGAACCAAAGTCAAAATCGACTTAGATAACTCAACAGAATCTTTCTATGAGGTTACACACGTTAGTGATAAGTTAACATTAATCGGTTTCTGCGTAAAAGAATTCATTAAAGTAGGAGAGTAACATATGGACCCACAACCAGTAGCAGAAATATTAGATTTGGAATCGATTTTAGAAACTACTAAAAAGTTACTAGGATTACCAAAAGCTTACGACGCGTTTGATACTGATATAGTAGTTCACATCAATACAGTATTTAGTACATTAACCCAAATGGGCGTCGGTCCAGCTGAAGGGTTTGCTATTACTGGTTATGATGAAAAATGGGATTCCTTTATAACATCAGACATTTTAAAAACAAGACAAGTAAGGTCTTATATGGCTCTTAAAGTAAAATCGTTATTTGATCCATCAAGTAATGGAAATGTTTCAAAAGCAAATGAAAAGGCCATAGCCGAAATGGAATACAGATTGTTTGTTGAGGCAGATAATAGTATACCCATTCCAGTAGAGGAGGATACCGATGATTAAAACATATTTGGCTCACTATGGCATCAAAGGTCAAAGATGGGGCGTAAGACGTTTTCAAAACGAAGACGGAACATTAACCGATATCGGTCAAAAACGATATGGTAGTGTAAACGAACTTGAAAAAGATTATCGAAAAGCTGATGCTCAAGGGGCAAAGGCTGTACTAGATGGATCATCAAGTTCACTAAACACAGCGGCAAATGCTGTAGGAAATATTGGTAAAAATAAATCCAAAACAGTAAAGACACAAGACTATAGTAAACTATCAGACTCTGAATTAAGAGAAAAAATTAATCGTCTTAATATGGAAAAGAGCTATGGTGAATTAACCGGAGATACAGTGCGAATTCGATCTGGTTCAGATTGGGCGAGAGAAATATTACAAACCACCGGAGCAGTAGTTGCAATAGGTGCTAGTATAGCCGGAACAATTGTCGCGATTAATAGTATTAAATTGGGTAAAAAGGATGGTGGAAAATAATATGAATAAAACATATTTGGCTCACTATGGTATTAAAGGCCAACGGTGGGGTATAAGACGTTTTCAAAACGAAGACGGATCATTAACGGCCGCTGGTCGTAGAAAGTACAATGTTAATGAAGACGGAACCGCCAATCTAAAAGATGGTTACCGAAAAAGTCAAAACACTAAGGGCGCAGTTAAATCACTAATTGGTTTAGCAGTTGCAACAAAAGGTGTTAAGGGTATAATGGGTGTCAAAAGAGATCCATCAAATCCATCTAGTAAAAAAACATTAAACAGAGCTATATTCTCCACACTATTAGGTGCGGTTGTCATTACCTCTGGTGTTAAAAACTTTGTAGAAGCAAATAAAAACAGAACATTTAATACAACTGGTATGGGGGCAACTCCAGAAACCTTTACAGGAAAACCAAAAACAAAAGCTCAAGTATTAGCTGCCGAAGCAAAAAAGAAATCGAAATAAGGTGACCATTTATGGCATTATCTAACACTGCAACACCGATATACTATGGTGAATTTAGAGAAGCCGTACTTAGAGGTGATATACCTGTATGTAGGGAAATCTCTATGGAAATGAATCGAATAGATGAATTGATAGCGAATCCGGGTATATATTATGACGATTTAGCAATAAATGGTTTTATTAACTATTGTGAGAATGAATTAACACTTACAGATGGTTCTGATTTAAAAATGTTAGACTCATTTAAATTATGGGCAGAACAAATATTTGGTTGGTATTATTATGTCGAACGTAGTGTCTATATCAAGGGGAAAAACGATAAGCACGGTCGATATGAGAAAAAAATGATTAAAAAAAGACTGGTGAATAAACAGTATTTAATAGTATCAAGAGGTGCAGCAAAATCAATGTATGCGTCACTCTTACAAAGTTTCTTTTTAAACATAGATCCAACAACTACTTACCAAATAACAACGGCTCCGACAATGAAACAAGCAGATGAGGTTATGTCTCCAATAAAGACTTCAATCACACGAGCTAAGGGTCCTTTATTTAAATTCTTAACTGAAGGATCATTACAAAATACAACGGGGTCAAAAGCAAATAGGGTTAAGTTAGCATCCACTAAAAAGGGGATTGAAAACTTTCTTACGGGTTCTATTCTAGAAATAAGACCCATGAGAATTGACAAATTACAAGGATTAAGATGTAAAATAGCAAGTATTGATGAATGGTTATCTGGAGATGTTAGAGAAGACGTTGTTGGAGCAATCGAACAGGGGGCATCTAAGGTTGATGATTATTTAATTATTGCGGTTTCATCAGAAGGTACTGTTCGTAATGGTTCTGGTGATACAATCAAAATGGAATTATTAGACATACTAAAAGGTGAGTATATTAACCCTCATGTATCGATTTGGTACTACAGATTGGATAGTATAGAAGAAGTTGGTGATCCTGATATGTGGATTAAAGCTAATCCCAATTTAGGCAAAACCGTTTCCTACGAAACTTATCAATTAGACGTCGAAAGAGCTGAAAAAGCTCCCGCTGTTAGAAACGATATTCTAGCAAAAAGATTTGGAATACCAATGGAAGGGTTTACTTATTATTTTACATATGAAGAAACCTTACCGCATCCTAAAAAAGATTTCCGTGGTTTACCATGTGCACTTGGTGTCGACTTATCTCAAGGAGATGACTTTTGTGCGTTTACATTCCTATTTCCACTACGAAATGGAGAATTTGGTATTAAAACTCGAAGTTATATTAGTGAGTTCACTCTTCAAAAACTACCAACAGCAATGCGATTTAAATATGATGAGTTTATGAGAGAAGGAACACTTGTTGTAATGGATGGAACAATTCTTGATATGGTACTTGTATATGATGACATAGACAATCACACAAATGATAAAGACTATGATGTTAGATGTCTTGGATTTGACCCATATAATGCGAAAGATTTCGTTGAAAGATGGGCAACTGAGAATGGACCTTATGGAATTGTAAAAGTAATACAAGGAGCAAAAACAGAGTCAGTTCCACTTGGTGAATTAAAGAAATTAGCCGAAGAAAGACTATTGTTATTTGATGAGGACCTCATGACGTTCGCTATGGGTAACTCAATTACTCTAGAAGATACAAACGGTAACAGAAAGCTTTACAAGAAACGTCATGAAGCAAAGATAGACAATGTCGCGGCTCTTATGGACGCTTTCATTGCATATAAACAGAATAAGGAGGCGTTCGAATAAGATGAATAAATCATATTTATCCCATTATGGTATTAAAGGGCAACGCTGGGGTATACGGCGTTTTCAAAACGAAGACGGATCGTTAACACCATCCGGAGTTCGTAGATATCAAAGATTGGATGAGAAATGGATTCGTAAAAAGTCTGATAAAGTGTATAAGGATGCAACTAAAGAATCTAAACCTGAAATGAAAGAATACATTAAGGAACTACAAAGGACTCCAAATCTCGGTAAAAGAACAGCTATTAATATGTATAATCGAAAATTAGCAGAAGTTATGAGAACTAAAACGACCGATATTCGTTCACCATCTGGAAAAGTGGTTGAATGGGTTGCAAAAAGAGGTCAAATAGGTGTTCATATGGCATTAGCTGATAAAGGTTACGATATTAGTCAGTTAAAAAATGGTGTATGGGCAAGTGGTAGAATAGCCTATAATACTAAAAAAGTTGATATACAAGATACGACGAAAGGTGGTAGTTAGCCATGGGAGTACTAGATAGACTTAAACATGCCTGGAATTCCTTCGTTGGCGAAGAAAATAGATCACCAATCAGAGATTTTAATCTTGGATACTCATCCAGTTTTAGACCAGACAGACCCCGATTTTCAAATGGAAGTGAAAAATCAATAGTAATCGCTAAGTATAATAGAATGGCTATTGACTGTGCTAGTATACCGATTAAACATGTTAAACTGGATCCAGAAGGTCGATATTTAGAAGACTATGATTCCGAACTAAACAAATGTTTAACGATAGAAGCCAACAAAGATCAACAATCAAGAGCGTTCTTACAAGAAGTCGTGCTATCATTATTTGATGAGGGATGTATAGCGGTTGTACCAATTGATACAACAATTAACATTCAAGAAGGCCGATTCGATATACTAAGTATGAGAACAGGAAAAATCCTACAATGGTTTCCAGACCATATTCAGGTTGAAGTGTATAATGACAGAAAGGGTGTAAGAGAGCACCTAACACTTCCTAAAAAATCCGTTGCAATTATTGAAAATCCATATTATTCAGTGATGAATGAAAGAAATTCAGTTGCACAAAGACTTATTCGTAAATTAAACATACTAGATGTTATTGATGAACAATCTGGATCTGGTAAGTTAGATTTAATAATTCAGTTACCTTACGTTATTAAAACAGATGCACGACGTAATCAAGCTGAAAAAAGAAGATTGGATATGGAAAATCAATTGGCGAGTTCTAAGTATGGTATAGCCTATACTGATGGAACCGAAAAAATAACACAACTTAATCGATCAGTAGAAAACAACCTATTGAAACAAATCGAATACCTGACGAGTATGCTAAACGGCCAGTTAGGTACCGGTGAGAAGATATTGGATGGAACTGCTAGTGAGGAAGAAATGTTAAATTATATGAACCGTACAATTGAACCAATTTTAGCCGCCATAACCTCTGAATTTAACAGAAAATTCTTAACAAAAACTGCTAGAACACAGGGACAGACAATTAAATACTTTAATGATCCATTCCGATTAGTAACAGTATCTAAAACAGCTGACATGGGCGAGAAGTTTACAAGAAACGAAATAATGAGTTCCAATGAGGTTAGACAAATACTTGGATTGAAGCCGGTTAAGGACCCAAAAGCGGATGAACTTCGTAATAAGAATCTTAATGAACCGGAAGGACAACCAAATGTTGAAGCCAAAAAAGAAGTCGTTAAAAACGATCCGATAAAACCGGATAGTAAGGACGGAGACAATCAAAATGGATAAAAAATGGGACTTTAAAGGTTGGGCCACTAGACACAACGTAAAATGTAGTGATGGGCGCACCATTAAAGAGGGCGCGTTTGAGCACAACAATAACCAAACAGTTCCCTTGGTTTGGAACCATAACCATAAAGATATCGAAGATGTTTTAGGTCACACGTTATTAGAGTATAGAAAAGAAGGTGTATACGCGTATGGTAAATTTAACAATACAGCCCAAGGCGTACAAGCTAAAGAGATGGTCCGAAATGGAGATCTCGTAGCGCTATCAATCTATGCTAATAAATTAAAACAGGATAAAAATGATGTAGTACACGGTAATATTCGTGAAGTCAGTCTTGTTTTAGCAGGAGCTAATCCTGGTGCCTATATCGAAGCGGTATTATTTCATGGCGACGGGGCAACTGATGTTGAAGAAGCAAAAATTTGGAACAATGCCGATTTAGAAGTATTACATTCTGAAGAAGCAGACAATAAGGATCCAGAAACTAAAACTGATCCTGAAGTTGAAGTAAAAGATTTAAAACAATCCGAGGAGGACGAAGGAAAAATGACTAAAGAAGAACAAGCTGCTCTAGATCAAGCTGAACAAGATCGTTTACGTCTAGAGAAAGAACAGAAAGACCTTGAACATTCTGAAAAGACTATTCAAGAAGTAATTGATACAATGAATGAAGAACAACAAAAAGCAATGTATGCCCTAATAGCGGTTGCATTAGAAGAAAACGGAGGAAGTAACGACATGAAACAAAATGCATTTGAAAAAGACGTAGAACAAGAAGGTACAGGTGGAAAATACCTTACTCACGCTGAATTTGAAGAAGCAGTAAAAGACGCTAAGAGAAATGGCTCATTAAAAGAAGCGTTCCTTGCACATGGTATCAACGATATTGATACATTATTCCCAGAAGTACAAAGTTTAAATGGAGCTCCTGAACTTATTGCAAGAGATATGGAATGGGTTGCTAAAGTTATGGCTGGCGTTTCTAAGTCACCTTTCTCAAGAGTAAAATCTACAGCAGCTAACATTACTGCTGACGAAGCTAGAGCAAAAGGTTATGTTAAGGGCTCTCAAAAGGTTGAAGAAGTTGTTACAGCATTAAAGAGAACAACAACTCCAACAACTGTCTATAAGTTACAAAAATTAGACAGAGATGACGTAATTGACATTACTGATTTCGACGTAATCGTATTCCTTAAGGCTGAAATGAGAGTTATGCTAAACGAAGAATTAGCAAGAGCATTCTTAATCGGTGACGGTAGATCAGGAGACAGCGATGATAAGATTAATCCTCTTAACATTCGTCCAATCTATGGTGACAACGCAGTTTATACTGTTGTTAGAACACTTACACCAGCTGTTGGCGCTACTTCGGCTCAAAAAGCTAAGGCACTTATTCAAGACATCATTAGATCAAGAAAACTTTACAAGGGTTCCGGTAATCCAACATTCTTCACAACTGAAGACGAATTGGTTGAAATGTTACTTCTTGAAGATACAAACGGAAGAGTTGTATACGAAAGCGTTGACAAGTTAAAGACAGCACTACGTGTTAAAGAAATCGTCACAGTTCCAGTAATGGAAGGTGTTAATAGAGTTGTTGGTGAAGATCAATTCAACTTACTTGGTTTACTTGTTAACTTAACTGACTATAACGTCGGTGCAGACAAGGGTGGTCAAGTATCACTATTTGAAGATTTCGACCTAAACTTCAACAAGCATGAATACCTAATCGAAACTCGTTGTTCTGGCGCTTTAAAGAAGCCATACAGTGCAATCGTGTTTGAATCTAAGGGTGCCGTTGTAGCTGGTTAATCCAGTTTAGGTAAACAATCAAAATGGCTAAATACTTTGGCGTAATTGGATACGGTGTATCCGAAGAAGAAGAAACAAGTCCTGGCGTATGGGAAAAGAAGATAACTGAGCAAGAAATTTTCGGCGATGTCTTCAAAGACTCAAGCCGTCAAACACCTAGCGAAAATCTTAATGATAATATCACAATGTCAACAAAGATTAGTTTCTTAGCTAACACATACGCCAACGAAAATTTCCATTTAATTAAATATGCGAGTTACAAGGGGACTCTATGGAAAGTCGTATCGGCAGATCCATCTGAGTACCCCCGACTTGTATTGACTTTAGGGGGTGTGTATAATGACTAAGGCTAGCAGGCTTAAACTGCACACGGATCTATGTGAAATCCTAGGCACAACAAATGTCTATTTTCAACCCCCGGAGTCAATAACTATGAAGTATCCTGCTATCGTGTATTCTTTAGCTGACATTGGAAAAACCCATGCTAGCGACAGTATTTACGATACACAAACTAAATACAAAGTAACATTGTTGGACAAAAATCCAGACAGTGACATAGTAAAGAAATTATCTGATTTTAAATTCTCCGTATTTGATCGGCATTATGCCGCAAACGGATTAAATCATTTTAGCTTCACGATCAACTATACAAAAAAATAATAATAAGGAGAAATAAACATGAAATTACAATGGGATAAAGCTGGAGAAAGATTCTGGGAAACCGGCGTCTCCAAGGGTGTATTATTTCCAATGACCGCTCCAGGAGTATACGGAGCCGGCGTACCTTGGAATGGTTTAGTTAACGTAACACAAAGTCCTTCAGGTGCAGAACCGTCTGCAATCTACGCGGACAATATTAAGTATTTAAATTTAATGTCTGTTGAAGAACTAGAAGCCTCAATTGAAGCATATACTTATCCTGATGAATTCGCAGCATGCGATGGTTCAGCAGTAGTAGCAGCTGGTGCTAAAATCGGTCAACAAGCTCGTAAGATGTTTGCATTGGCTTATCAAACAAAAATTGGTAATGATTTAGACCCAGAATTAGGCTATAAGATTCACATCATTTATGGATGTTTAGCAGGACCAAGTGAGAAATCACACGACACTGTTAACGACAGTCCAGAAGCAATGACTTTCAGCTGGGATCTTACAACTACTCCAGTAGATGTAGCTGGATTCAAACCAACAGCATCGATTGAAATTGATCAACAAAGACTACTCCTGCAAACTTAGCAGCATTAGAACTTATCCTTTATGGAAAAGACGCAAGTGTTGACCCAGTAGAAGCAGCAGTAGCAGCTAGACTAGTATTACCTAATGA